CAACTCATTCATCTACCATTGGAATAAAAATCCTCCTGAAGTTGTCACTGGTTGGAATTGTCGCCTGTATGATATTCCATATATCTGTGGCAGGATTGATAGGATTATGGGAACTAAGAAGATGAAACTTCTTTCTCCTTGGGGATTGGTCACCAAAGATGAGATCTACATTAATGGTAGAAAGTTCAATGTTTTTGACATTGCTGGAGTTACTACACTTGACTATCTGGAATTGTATAAGAAGTTTACTTATACAAACCAAGAGTCATATAGACTGGATTACATTGCTCAGGTAGAGTTGGGGCAAAAGAAACTAGATCACTCTGAGTTTGATACCTTTAAAGATTTCTATAGAGGTAATTGGAAGAAGTTTGTTGACTACAACATTGTTGACGTGGAACTAGTTGACAGGTTGGAAGACAAGATGAAACTCATTGAGTTGGCACTGACTATGGCATATGATGCTAAGGTCAACTATGTTGATGTGATGTATCAAGTTAGGATGTGGGACACCATCATCTATAACTATCTTAAGAAGAGGGACATAGTAGTTCCACAGAAGGATAGTTCAGAGAAGAGTGATAGGTTTGAAGGTGCCTATGTCAAACAACCTAAACCAGGTGTCTATGACTATGTGGTGTCCTTTGACCTTAACTCCCTGTACCCTCACTTGATGATGCAGTACAACATCTCTCCTGAGACCCTGATGGAGGAAAAGCATCCATCTGCAACCATTGATAGGATCTTAAATAAAGAGATCACCTTTGAGATGTATAAAGATTATGCAGTGTGTGCTAATGGCGCTATGGTCAGGAAGGATATCAAAGGGTTTATGCCTGAGCTGATGGAGAAGATGTATAAAGATAGAAAAGTCTTCAAGGGTAAGATGCTTAAATCTAAGCAGATGTTGGTTGACATTGAAGCAGAAATCAAGAAGAGAGGATTGTAATGGGTTACTTAATTGGGGGAGCAGGTGAAGGACCAGAGAAGGAAATTGTTGCTTCTGAAGATACTGGTCTCAGTCAACTGACTAATCAACAACTTCTCAGAATGAGAGATCAGACTGTGAAGGATATTGCAAAGTTCAATAACTTTCAGATGGCAAGAAAGATTGCTCTTAACTCTTGTTATGGTGCTATTGGTAATCAGTATTTTAGATATTATAAGTTAGCAAATGCTGAAGCAATTACTCTTTCAGGACAAGTTTCTATCAGATGGATTGAAGCCAAGGTAAATGAGTATCTAAATAACCTATTACAAACAGAGAAAGTAGATTATGTCGTTGCATCTGACACTGACTCAATCTATCTTAACCTTGGACCTCTTGTTAATAAATTTCTTGCTTCTAGGTCTGGCGACAAAGCAGCAGTTGTGGGGTTACTTGATAAGGTCTGCCAAGATAAACTCGAACCATTCATTGAGAAGAGTTACGAGGAGTTGGCATCGTATGTCAATGCCTACTCACAAAAAATGCAAATGAAGCGTGAGAACATTGCAGACAGGGGTATTTGGACAGCAAAGAAAAGATATATCTTGAATGTATGGGATAGTGAGGGAGTTAGATATGAAGAACCCAAACTAAAGATTATGGGTATTGAAGCAGTCAAATCATCTACACCTGCACCATGTAGAACAATGATTAAGGATGCTCTTAAACTGATGATGAATGGCACAGAAGATGATGTTATTAAATTCATTGATGATGCCAGGAAAAAGTTTAATAATATGCCACCAGAACAAATTGCTTTCCCTAGAGGAATATCTGATGTAAATAAGCATAAGAGTTCATCAACAATTTATTCTAAGGGTTGCCCTATTCATGCACGTGGTGCTCTTCTTTATAATTACTATATTAAAGAGAAAGGATTGCAAAACAAATACTCCTATATTAATAATGGTGAAAAGATTAAATTCATCTATTTGAAAAAAGCAAACCCTATCAGAGAGAATGTTATTTCTTTCATATCAGATTTCCCTAGGGAGACTGGTCTTGACAAGTACATTGACTATGACCTACAATTCCACAAAGCCTTCCTTGACCCACTAAAGGTCATCCTTGATGCTATTGGTTGGAATGTGGAAAAAACTGTAAACCTTGAATTATTTTTTGGATAATGGACTTCCTTAAAGACATTGTAAAAGAGATTGGCGATGAATACACCCAACTTGCAGCAGACATTGATGAAACTGAGACATACGTTGACACAGGTTCTTTCATCTTTAATGGAGTTGTTTCAGGTTCTCTATTTGGTGGCGTATCTGGGAATAAGATTACTGCCATTGCTGGGGAGTCTAGCACTGGAAAAACTTTTTTCTCTCTCGCAGTTGTCAAAAATTTCCTTGATTCTAACCCTGATGGGTATTGCTTATATTTTGACACTGAAGCAGCTGTTAATAAGAACCTACTCACAAGTCGTGGGATTGACCTTTCCAGACTTGTGGTTGTCAATGTAGTTACCATTGAAGAGTTTAGGACCAAGGCACTGAAAGCAGTAGATATATATTTGAAAACCAATGTAGAGGATCGCAAGCCTTGCATGTTTGTGCTAGACTCTCTAGGTATGCTTTCCACAGAGAAAGAGATTCGTGATGCTCTTGATGATAAGCAGGTTAGAGATATGACCAAATCTCAACTTGTTAAAGGTGCATTTAGAATGCTCACCTTAAAACTTGGTCAAGCAAACATCCCCATGATAGTAACCAATCACACCTATGACGTCATCGGATCATACGTTCCCACCAAAGAGATGGGCGGAGGCAGTGGTCTCAAGTATGCAGCAAGTACAATCATTTATCTCAGCAAAAAGAAAGAGAAGGATGGAACAGAAATCGTTGGCAATCTTATTAAAGCTAAGACAGCAAAGTCGCGTCTGAGTAAAGAAAATAAGCAAGTCACAGTTCGTCTCTACTATGATGAGAGGGGACTAGACAAATATTATGGTCTGCTGGAACTTGGAGAACTTGGTGGTCTCTGGAAGAATGTAGCAGGCAGGTATGAGATAGATGGTAAGAAGGTCTATGCTAAGGCAATCCTGAAAGACCCTGAAACATACTTCACCCCTGAGGTGATGGAGAAACTAGACACAATTGCAAGGAAAGAATTTAGTTATGGAGAAAGTTGAGTTTCTTGTTCTCAGGAACCTATTACATAATGAAGAGTATTTAAGAAAAGTAATTCCATTCATCAAACCTGAATTCTTTGAAGACTACAATCAAAAGGTAGTCTTTGAGGAGATTGTTGACTTTGTAAATCAGTATAATGAGAGACCTACTAAAGAAGTCTTGAGTATTGAATTGCAAAAAAGAAATGATATCAATGAGAATAGTTTCAGAGAGATTGCTCAACTCATTAATTCTTTGGATGAGTTTCCAGCAGAGTATGATTGGTTACTAGACACTACTGAAAAGTGGTGTAAAGATAGGTCTATATATCTGGCACTGATTGAGTCAATTCAGATTGCAGATGGTGGTAGTAAGGAAAAGACTCCTGATGCTATCCCATCTATTTTATCTGATGCACTTGCAGTGAGTTTTGATAATCATGTTGGTCATGATTATCTTTTAGACTTTGAAGAAAGGTATGAGTCTTACCACAGAAAAGAGAACAGAATTCCCTTTGACCTGGAATACTTTAACAAGATTACAAAGGGTGGTCTTCCTAATAAGACACTCAATATCGCTCTTGCTGGGACTGGTGTTGGCAAGTCTTTGTTTATGTGTCATATGGCTTCTTCTGTTCTTCTTACTGGTAAGAACGTATTGTATATTACTATGGAGATGGCTGAAGAGAAGATTGCAGAAAGGATTGATGCCAATCTTCTGAATGTAAATATTCAGGATATAGGTGAACTGCCTAAACAAGTTTTTGAGAAGAAGGTTACAAACCTAGCACAAAAGACTCAAGGAACTCTTATCATCAAAGAATATCCAACTGCAAGCGCACATAGTGGACATTTTACAGCACTTCTTAATGAACTTGCACTTAAGAAGTCATTTAGACCTGACATTATTTTTATTGATTACCTCAATATTTGTGCTTCCTCTAGGTATAGGGGAGGTAGTAATGTCAATTCATATACAGTTATTAAGTCTATTGCTGAAGAACTTAGAGGACTGGCTTGCGAAGCAAACGTCCCTATCGTATCTGCCACGCAGACCACTCGTTCTGGTTATGTTAGCTCTGATGTCGAGCTTACTGATACTTCTGAGTCCTTTGGTCTCCCTGCTACTGCTGATCTTATGTTTGCCCTTATTAGTACTGAAGAGCTCGAATCCTTGGGACAGATACTTGTAAAACAATTGAAGAATAGATACAATGATGCCAATGTATTCAAGAGATTTGTGATTGGTATTGATAGAGCAAAGATGAGACTGTTTGATTGTGAACAAGTAGCACAGGATGACTTGCTTGACAACAAGCAAGATGAGGAGTATAATTATGATGAAAAACCAAAGAAGTCATTTGATGGATTTAAATTCTAATGGGACTTACTAACAAAAAGTTACAAGCACAAATTGCTAAGATAGAAGCTCCTCATTATTTTGAAGTCAGAGACACAAATGGTGAGAGGGTATGTCATTGTGGTTCTGAAAGAGATGCCATTGCAGCATGTGAAAGAAACTGGTCATATGATTACACATATGTAAAAGTGTTTTTTTCACCACCAAAAACAGTTAATGTGGAAGCAATTGCAATTGAAGAACCACTTGCATTACCAACAGTTAAACTTAAAGGGCAGGAGATTCCCTCACAACAAAATCTCCCTCAATCTGAACTTAAAGAACTTGAATTATGACAGTAGATACAGAAAAGTACCTTGAATTTGTTGAAGGTGTGACTAGTGATCCTAGTCTTTACCTTGACTACCTGATGAGGCGTATTGCTGAACTTGAAGTTCAGGAAGCAAATGTTCCTCAACTCCTGACTGCTGCACTTGGGTTGACTGCTGAGGCAGGTGAGTTTACTGAGGTTGTCAAAAAGATTCTTCTTCAAGGTAAACCATATGATGAAGATAATGTCTTTCATATGAAACGTGAACTTGGTGACATCTGTTGGTACATTGCTCAGGCATGTATGGCACTTGACACTACCTTTGATGAAATTATTGAGATGAATGTTGAGAAACTGAAAGCACGCTATCCTGGTGGTGAGTTTGATGTTCACAAATCTGAAAATCGTAAAGAAGGAGATGTATGATTAATCTTGAATTGGATGTTAGAAGTGCAGTAGCTGTTAGACAGGCACTGTATCGTGAACAGAATGGATACACATTAGATGTATCATGTTGCCCAACACGAATTATTGATATTCGTAATATAATTGTAGAAATTGACACACAAATTGAGGAGACATTGAAAAATGAAACTACTAACACTTGATGATTATCAAAGAGCAGGAGAAACATTCTGGCCTAAGTATTGGTATGTTGCTAAAGAACTTGGTGAGGATGCTAAGACTGAGGATGTCTTGAGAGTTATGGAAGCAGTTGGTGGTGTTGCATTGAAGTTAGCACTAGAAGAAAAGTCAGCAGGACCATTTGGTTTTAATAAAAAGGAGGAAGGCACTGATGACTCATGAAGAGATGCTTGAAGAAGCAGAATTCCGTGAGAAACAAAATGAAGTAAGTGTTCCTGAAGGAGCAGAACTTATTGATGAATGTTTTTATGTTTGGGAGACTCGTTTTGGTCTTCATAGTTCTATGACTAAGCAAGGAAGAAAGATGCTCACAGGCATTGGTAAATCCAATGTTGCCACAATGACTAGATGGCATCTAAAGTGTGAGCAAGAAGGGTGGCCTGAAGGAAGTGTCAGGGTTGTAAATAGTGGTGTTGTTGGAGGTAAGTTGTGAGAGATCAAATCATTAATGCACTTAAGACTCATGCATTGGGTCAAATTGAAAAGCACAAAATGAACATTGAGATTTACCTTACCAACCCTGTTGGTATTGGAGAACATCCTGATGTTATGGAGGCAATGGAAAGAGAACTCAGTGAGATCAGTAAGTATCATGATCAACTGGAAGTTTTAAAGGAGTACATTGAATAACAGATGTCAACTTTTTGGAACCATGCTTCTGCTTTTTGGACAGTGGTAGTTATGAACTGCATTCAACCAGTTAATTGGGAGCATTGTCTTCCAGTACAAGACTGGTTGTTTCCAGGTATTCAGGAGGGGATTGAGATATATCTCAACCCCTCTTCTTTGTATAAAAATGAAAGAGAGCATCTTCTTGATATAAATATAAAAAAGTAATGTATGTAAGAAAGATGTCTTCATCAATGCGTAACTTTATGGAAGCATACTCTGCTGTTCATAATACAGAAGCAAGAGAAGAACTCAGTTCAGGTAGAGATCACATCAGTGAGATGGATCTTTCTCATCTGACATCTGGTGATCTAGATGAGATCGCAGAACAGGTTCTTGAGGTTGTTTTTGAAACACTGACAGTGAAAGAAGCACATGAGGTAATAACTTCAGTGTTTGATGTTGAAACTGGAATTGAAGGAAGAGCACATAAAGTTGATAGACTTAATGAGGCATTCAATAAAGCATTTGTTGAAGTAGGTTCCAAGGCATCATCAGTTGCACTTGAGCACTTTGCACAATATAGACATAACAAGAAACTTCAAGAGACTTGGACTGCTAGGTTCAATCAAGAGAAGAGAGTTGCTAGAGTCCATGGTAGACTTGTAGCAGAAGAAGTAGCATCTGTTAGAGCAAGACTTCTTTCTATGATTGATGAGAAGGCACAGAAGTGCTGGGATACTCACAAGAAAGTGGGTATGAAAATGAAGGGTGGTAAGTTAGTTAATAACTGTGTCCCTAAGAATGAAGGATACATGGCTCTTCCAAAAGAGAAGATGGCACGTCAGGCTGACAGGGCATATGGTAAGGAGCAATCTGCTGTTAAAAAGGGTGATGAGAAAGAAGTAAACAAGCAGATGCAACGCAGAATTGCAATGAAGGATCCTGCTGGTCGTAAGCAAGCTTTGAAAAAAGAAGAATTTGTAGCAGAAAAGAAAGGTTCTAAACCTGACTATCTTGATTTTGATGGTGATGGAGATGAGAAGGAGTCAATGAAGAAAGCACTTTCTGATAAGAAGAAAGGTAAGAAAGGTGTGAAGGAAAGTGTCAAATTCTCACAAAAAGAACTTGATGCATTTGAAGCAGTTATTAATTCCTGGGAGGACTGAGTGAATGGCAGATACAGCTAAATTTGAAGCTGCTAGTATTGCCTGTTATTATCAAGCTATCAACAATGGTTTATCAACTGAACCAGGTGCTAGTCCTGAGATGACTGATGCCATGGATAAAGAATATCCTGGCATGTCAAGAGAGTGGAGAGAGGGTATTCTTGCAGGAGCAGATGCTCTTATGGATTATCTTGGGCATAGACCTGGCACCAAAGATGGGTCATATTTGTATGCTCACTATGATGGCAGAACAAAAACTATACCTGCTAATGATTCATCCACATTAATTAATGATGTATGGGATGGATTTACTAAGGCACAGAAAGATATATTCACAGGAAAGAAAGACTCCTGGAATACTGCTGATGTCTATATGGTGAAGAGGAATGAGGAGTCTTCTCTTAAAAGATATATTGAGGAATTGAGAAAAGAACTTACTGAAGGTATGGATCCTGAAGTATATGTTGGCACTGTCAATACATTGATGTCTAAAGCATTGAAAGATAAGATTCTTCTCCCTATCTCATTGAAGCAGAAGACTAGAGGTGCTGATGTAAAAGTTACTGAAACTAATCTGACCATGGGTCCTGATGGGTTAGATGTTCAGGATGGTAGTATTGAGACACCAATGAAGACAGTGTTTGATATTGCTACAAGACGTGGTGACACTGACTTTGCTGGTAACTCACTTAGGTTTGCTGCTAGATTTGAAGCAGGAACTTATGCTAAAAAGTATTCATGGGAGAGTAAAGGTTCAAGTAAGACAGCAGATGCCACTGAACCTAGAGATCTTGTGCTGAATAATAAGGGTAAGTACACTACAGCAACTGCTAGAAATGGTTCTATACCTGGACCAAAGATGGCAGACCTTGTTAAAACCTATGCAGGTGAGGATATTAATCACAATATTCCTATGAACAGGGTGCTTAATGATACTGAGATTACCTATTGGCAATCTTACATTAAGAAGATTGTTCAGAACTCTGGTGGTATTCCAATTGACCTAGGTAACTTTACAATTGATGGAACAAAAGTGACACCTGAAAGATTCATCCAAGCAATGGCACTGATGGATAAAGGAAGGCCAGGTCAGAAAAATCTTGATCAGAAAATTAGAGCAAAACTGAGGCATCTGAGATACATTAGGATGTTTATTGATGCTAAAAGAGCAGGTAAGATGGCAGAATTGATTACTCATGCATACTTTCTCTCTTCTAAAATGAATATTTCTCAGGCAGACATGGCTGGTCCCTTTATCAAGATCCAGTAAAGGAACTGGCACACAGATTTGACAGCAGGACAGAGACCTGCTATGATAGACCTATACAAGAGATGACTATGATTGACCTGAGGACTGGTAACTGCATTCAACTTGCCAAAGGTCTTGAAGATAACTCAATTAACTGTACTGTAACTTCCCCTCCCTACAATAAGTGTGGTGTAGGTGGGGGTTTGTTTCGCAAGATTGAATATGCTGCCTTTGATGACACTCTTCCTGAGGATGAGTACCAAGAGCAGCAGATTGAACTGCTAGATATTTTGTTTGATAAGACAAAGGATGGTGGTTCTTTGTTCTATAATCACAAGGTCAGGTATCACAAAGGTGGTGCTATCTCACCTTGGGCATGGTTGACAAAGACTAAGTGGAATATCAGGGAAGAGATTGTCTGGAACAGAGGTAGTGGTCCTGAGATTTCAGGATACAGGTTCATCCAGACTGATGAAAGAATCTTCTGGTTGTGTAAAGGAACTAAGCATCCCAGACTGCCTAGACGTTCTGCTAACTGGACTAGTGTCTGGAAGTTTGGTCCTGAGATGAAGAATCCTCACCCTGCACCATACCCTATTCAACTTCCTGCACGCTGTATTCAAGCAGTAATGCAAGAACCTGGTACTATTCTTGACCCTTACAGTGGTTCTGGTACTACTGGTTTGGTTGCAACTATGCTTGGTCATGATTATATTGGGTTTGACCTGTCAGAAGAGTATCATGACATGGCAAGAAAAAGGTTTGAGAATCCTTCAAAGAATGACATCAAGAAGTTTACTGATGAGACTGGTGTAGCAGCAGTAACTAATACTGATGTATTCAGTCTGGCTGATAACTAAATAATCTTATGGGTAATACTTATTAAAATATAGTAATGAAGAGTTTTCTTTCATTCTTTTCTGAAGCAAGGTCTTCCAATGCTGCTGAAACTGCAGCAAATATGGGACTAGATGGAGATGGTCACGGCAATTGGTTTAAGAAAGGGCAATTGTTTGCTAAAACTGTCAAAGGTAGATTAGAGTATGTTAAGAAAAGAGAAGCATCTAAAGAGGATGAACCTAAACAGAAGGCTCAAAAACCCACAGAGAAACCAACTCAATCCAAACCTAAGGCTCAGGAGACTGATAATGGACAAAAGCAAACAGGAGGAGATGAAACAAACTCTGGAGAATATGGAGCGTTTGGGGATGGAAAACCGAGAAGAATGCCGCAACCTACAAGAGCAGATGGTACTCCTAAAGATGATCTTGGACCTTTAACTGTTACATTTGGAAGGTTTAATCCACCTACTGTAGGACACAAAAAGTTATTAGACCAAGCAAAGAAGGCAGCAGGTAAAGGTGCATTAAGAATTTACCCATCAAGATCACAGGATGCTAAGAAAAATCCCTATGATGCTGATGAAAAAGTTGACATCATGAAGCAGATGTTCCCAGATCATGCTGAGAGCATTGTGAATGATTCTAACTCAAGGACTATATTTGATGTTTTGAAGCAGGCACATCAAGATGGATATTCAAGTGTTAAAATTGTGGTTGGTGGTGATAGGGTCAAGGAGTTTGAAAAACTCTCAGGAGATTATAATGGCAAACTCTATGATTTTTCTGGTGTGGAGACTGTATCTGCTGGAGAAAGAGATGAAGACGCTGAAGGTGTAGAGGGAATGTCTGCTTCTAAGTTGAGAAAAGCAGCAGCAGACAATGATTTCAAGACATTTAGAACTGGTGTACCTGATACTCTTGATGATAAAGCAGCAAAATTGATGATGAATACCCTTCGTAAGAAGATGCAAGTCAGTGAAGGTTGGAGTCTATGGGAAATTGCACCTAAGTTTGACTGGAAAAATTTGAGAGAGAACTATGTCTCAGGTGCATTGTTCAAGTTGGATCAGTTGGTAGAGAACCTTAACACTGGTCTGGTTGGTAAGGTCATTAGGAGAGGAACTAACTATCTTATCTGTGTGACTGAAGACAATGTTATGTTTAAGTCTTGGATTAGAGACTTGAAAGAGTATACAGAAGTCAAAATGGATAGGAAAGAGAGGGTAAAGGGTAAGCCAAATACACTTTCAGGCACTGGTGGTTACTTTAAGTATGCCTCTGACATGACACCAGGTTTTAATAAAGGTGATAATACTAATCTTCAGGATGGTGGTAAACCCTATAAAGGTGTATCTGGAAAAGATTTCATAAATAAATACAGGAAAAAATAGTTTTTAGTGATGCCAGAACAGGAAGCAATGCCACCTGAGGTTGCTGCAAAAGTATCTCAGCATACCAAAGCAATTAGATATACTGCAAGAAGAGATGGTGTACCTCTTCCAAAAGCATTTAACGATTATGTTTCTAAGAACAGTCTTTCTGGGACAGAAAGAACTGCTGTAAGAAAGAAACTAGGTATGATGGAGAGTATGGTTAAGTCAGATTGGCGTTCTGACCTCATTGAAGTAGTTAAGATTGAAGATAAAGAGAAAGTAAGAGAAGTAAAGGATAAAGAAGTCTCTAATACAGTCAAGATTAATCCTGTTCAATCAGAAGCATTTGCTGAGATTGGTGGTACATTGCTTGAGATTTCAGAGCAGGAGATGCCAGGTGAAGATAATAAAAAAGATGATGCTGATGATATGAGGGACAAGCAACTGCGTCACTCTAGGCAAATGATGAGAAAGCGTCAGATGCTTGATAAGCAGAGACTGCAAATGCAGAAGCAAGGCAAACTTCCTATGGGACATAGTGAAGGACTTGATCTTAAAACTGCAGGCATGGGTGAGGTAATTAAGGATTTTCGTAAGTCTGATGCACCACAGTTTGAAGGTAAATCTAAAAAGAAAAAGCAACAGATGGCAATTGCTGCCAAACTTGATGCTGATGATATGACAGAAGGTAAGGATTGTGACTGTGGTATGAAGGATGCACCTTCTATTAAGGATGCAAAACCTGCAAAGAAGACTAATGTCAAAAAGTATGATGGTTTAGGTTATGCACCTACCATTAAAAAGGAATCTCATGAGCCAGGTAAACCTGCTGAGAAACTTGGAGCTGTAACTAGTATTCCTAAACAGCAGCAGATGGATGCTAAGGCAAGACTACTTGCCAAGGCAAAGGCAAAGAGAGATGCAAGATTGAAGATGAAGGAAGAGACTGAAGATTCTTTGAGAGATAAGCGTCAGATGTATGGTGGTGTTGATGGTAATGTAGATTACAGAAGACCACCTAAGAATACCAATAACTCAGGTAAGAAAAAACCATCTGGCATGTCAGCATTTGAAAAGGTCAAGGCAGACATTATTAAGAAGCATGGTAAAGGTGCTATCATAGAACCTAAAAAGTAAGAATCAAAACATATATAGTGCAGTTGCACCTAAACAATGCTTACATTCCTACTCCCACTTGCATCAAAAATTATTACAGATGCTGTTTCAAAAATTCCAGAGAATGAAGAACTGGGTGAGAAAATGGTTGAGATCTGTCTTGTTATTCTTTCTAAGGCAGTTAAGTTGACCAAGACTGATATGGATGATCAACTTCTTGAAGTAGTCACCAAGGCAATTAAGACAAGAGAAGAAGAGTAATTCAGAGGAGAGATTCCAATTATGGGGTCTCTCTTTTTTATAAATATTTGATATCAAAGAAATTTTACTAGGGCATAAAAGATGGCACTTTGGGGAAACAACGACAACATTAGTTCAGTAGGAACAGTATCTCTTAATTATGCTACTGGAGTGGTGACTGGTGCTGGAACCTCTTTTGGCACTACTGGTGCAGCTGAGGGTGATGTTATAAGATTTGGTATTAGAGGACAGGGTGGTACATATTTTGGTGATGCAGTAATTGCATCTGTTGCTAGTACTACTTCTGTAACCATTGCTTCTACTATGGGTCTGAGTGGTGCTGCTATTGCTTCCACTTCCTTTTCAGCATCACAACTTCCTAAGTCTTCTGTTCTTGATTCTAAGTTCAGTGAGGCAGGATATGGAACAGCTGATTCATTAGTTTATGGTGTAAATCAGGCAGGTGGTTTGTTGGGTTCTAACCCTGCTTTCTATGGCATGTCAGAGGGTTGGGTTGGTGTTACAACCTATGTTGATGGAGAAGGTAATCTAAGAGTTAAGAAGGAGACTCTTGTTGCAATGTCAGGTATCTCAACAGCACCTGTTGATTTTGCATATCCTACTGCTGAAGCATAATTAGATGTTATTTTCTGAGTTGAATGAGGAAAACTTCCTCCTTTTTGCTATTAAACATTATGAAAATCCTCAAGCAGTAACACGTGAGGATTTTGATAAAGACCTCAGTCGCTTTAGGTACGTAAAAAGATTGCTAAAAAGGTACAAGTCAACAGGTGAACTTAAGGTTCACTTGTTGATTAATCACTTTATCATCTTGTATAATATTTTTGGTGAGGCAACTACACCTATGTTGTTTTACAAAATTGATAAGTCTTTATGGTCATGTATCAAGACCTTTGTAATTTTTCTTGACAAATTGCCTGAATATCCTCATACTTATATACATGACATTGAGGTTGATGAAAATTGTTTAGAGGCTCTTCAGAGGATTTCAAATGGAGAAAAATAAGATTGATAAGTTTGTTGATGCATTTCGTACAGCAATGTATCATGAATTCAGTGTCTCTGAGGAAGGCATGGTGGCAAATCCTCCTGGGAGATCTGGTGGATTTAGTGGCTCCTCCCCTGCTGCTGGTCCTACTGCTGGTTACGACTCCACTCTAAAATTTGATGGTCGTAATAAGTATGTGAAGAAAGCTATTAAAGATTTAATGGATAGAAATCAAAAGAGAAAGGATAAGAAAGATAAGAAAAAAGCATTAGATTTCAACCCATACTTCAAACCTCATGGAAAATCAGGAAATTAAGGTTGCAGTATTAGAACAAAAAGTTGAAGATCTTAAACCAATAATACTTAAGATTGATCTAGCAATAGAAAAATTATCTGAGGTAAATACTACAGTTAGCAGAATGCTTGCTGTTCATGAAGAACGCATATCCAGACAAGAAGAAATTGACTCAGTATTGTTTGCTAAAATTGACCAACTCCGTGATAAAATGGACGGGGATCATGAGCTCGTACTGCAAAGAATACGTGGATTAGAGAAGAGAGTGTGGATGGCAGTAGGTGGTCTTGCTGTTCTCAGCATCGGAATGCGTGTTATTACAGCATTCCCTCAAGTCTTGACAAATCCTCCCCCACTCACTACAATGAGTAGAAGTATCTGAGTAGTGGTATGGATTATATTGATGTTAAATACATCAATCTGATTTCTTCTAGACTGTCTAAATTTAAAAAAGTAAAACCAACACTTTACAATTTCAGATGTCCTATCTGTGGAGATTCACAGAAGAATAAGACGAAAGCAAGAGGGTATCTGTATCAGGTAAAGAATAATACTAACTTTAAGTGTCACAACTGTGGTATCAGTGTGTCATTTAATAGTTTTTTGAAAGATCTGGATCCAGAGACACATAAGCAGTATGTCTTTGAGAAGTTTAAGGATGGTAAGACTGGAAAAAACTTTGTAACTGATAAACCTAAGATTGTTTTTGAAAAACCTAAGTTTGTTCAGAAGATTCTTCTCCCTTTATGTTCTGAGGTGGAAAGTGCTAAAACTTATCTACAGGATCGTAGACTTGATCCCACTAGGTTTTATTATGCAGAGGACTTTGCAGAGTTTTGTGGTACATTCAAAGGTGTGGATCATCAGTTCTTACGTAAAGAACCTAGAATTGTCATTCCACTACTCTATAAGAAAAATCTTATTGGATTTCAAGGCAGAGCACTGACTCCCAACTCTGTTAAATACTTAACCATTATGCTTGATGAGAATGCCCCAAAGATCTATGGACTTGACACAATCAACAAAAGTGAAAGTTGCTACATTACAGAAGGACCATTTGATAGCGAATTTGTCACCAATGCAATTGCAATGTGTGGTGCTGATGCTGATGTTGATCAGTGGGGGATTGGCAATCCTGTGTGGATCTATGATAACGAACCAAGGAACAGGGAAATTGTACAAAGAATTTCAAACTCAATCAATGCTGGTCAGACAGTAGTCTTATGGCCTTCTTACATTCAAGAGAAGGACATCAATGATATGGTACTATCTGGACATAATGTTCAAAGTATTATAAAATCAAATACATATTCTGGTTTAGAAGCAAAACTAAAATTTACCACTTGGAAAAAGATATGACCAACGGAACTAAAGTCAAGAAGAGAGATGGGAGAATTGAGGCCC